ACGACAGAGCCTTTGTTGTCCACCCACGAACGAAACCTGTAATAATTGACGATTGGATGGTGGGTAATAGGCTTCTTATAAAACCTTTTATTGGTTCAATCCGAGAAGTAGTAGTCATAGAAAGGCAAGACGACCTAGTGAAACTCCAAGACAATACCAATACTGAATACTGGATAGACACTAACAATGGTTGGAAGATACTAAGGGTCTTATATAGCAATTGATACGTGTAGGGGGTAAAGGAATGAAAAGGCACATTCACTGCTGGCATAGAGTAACACGAGGGCATTTAACGATTAGAAAATGCTGCCGATGCCACACTGAGGCAAGAATATAGTTGTATGAATAGCTGGACTAAAAGGCAACTCCAATACACGATGGAACGCCATTTCGGGAGACAGACGGCAATCACCCGCCGAGAACTCAGGAAGGCACTCCAAATCCCTGACAAAGAAGATAGACAACTCAGGGAACTCATCGGCGAGCTTAGAATGGAGGGCTTCCCAATTCTTTTCGCCACCAGTAATCCGGCAGGATATTACTTGCCTGCTAATTTAGCTGAACTCAAAGAAGGCATCAATAAAATGCGCTCTTATGTTATAGACGAATGCCTGGTTATCAGAGCATTAAAGTTGAAAGGCACACAATTTATCGCTGGGGAAACGCAGGGGGTTTTGGTATAAAAAGATGATACCTTTGGCTGGTATAGACTTTGGAGATTGAGGAGGAGAAAGATGGACTATCATCCCAGCTAAAAACGACTGCGTGAAAACCACAGGGTTATGCCAACTCTGAACATTGCCCGATAGTAAGATGGATTGTATCTACACGGATAAATATTGTCCCTGGCGGGAAGAACCACAAAAGGGGACTTGACAAACATTATTTTATACTTTATTCTTATATAAGTTAGTAACTAAGAGGGCAAAGGTGTGACAGAAAATTACCAAAAAACTTACAAAATGAGACAGCAAGGTGAAGGCGGGTTAAATGTTGTTGTCTCTATCCCCCCCGAAATCATTGAGAAAGAGGCAAGGAAGAGGGGGATTACTATTGATGATTTTGTTAAGCAATTCAGGGTTATCGCCTGTTTCAATGGGTTTGAGGGCGTGCTGTATAGATTTGTGCCAGCCGGAGAAGAATAAGTAATGTCCGAAATTAAGTGGATAAAACTCACCACTGATATTTTTGATGATGAGAAAATCCGCCTTATTGAGGCGATGCCTGATGCTGACACCCTACTTATTGTCTGGATTAAGTTACTTTGTTTAGCAGGGAAAATAAACGCAAATGGTTATATATTTCTAGCGAGGGATATACCTTTCAATGATGACAACTTAGCGACTTTATTTGGCAGACCTGTCAACACTATCCGTTTAGCCCTTAGAGCTTTTCAGCAACTACAAATGATAACCCTTGATGAATCGGGGGTTATTTTTTTACCCAACTGGGAAAAACACCAAAATATCATTGGCTTAGAACGCATCAGAGAGAACACGAGAAAACGTGTAACATCGTTCCGAGAGAGGCAAAAATCCATCACATCTGAGGCTGTAACGTTACTGAAACAAAATGGTAACAGCGAAGTAACGCAACAGAGTAGAGTAGATAAGAGTATATTAAATACTAATAGTATAGATAAGCGAAAACTTGCGTTTTCTAAAACACTAATTCCTTTTATTGACAAATACGGTAAAGACGGAGTAAGGGAGTTTTGCGATTATTGGACAGAGCCTAATAAATCAAATACTAAATTTAAACAGGAAACAGAAAAAACATGGGATACCGAATTAAGATTAAAAAGATGGTTTAAAAACGATTTTAATAAACCTAAAAAACTAGACCATAAAGCAATCGATCAAAGCAATAACTCAAACCTATTTAAGTAATGGCAAAGAAAAGAATTTCAGATTATACCCAGAGCGTAATGAAGCATTATGAAACAGGAGTTTCAAGGGGTGTAGATACAGGTTTTAAGTCGTTAGATGAATTATTATCTTTTAAGTTAGGATACAGCACTTATTATTTAGGCTTTGCTGGAGCAGGTAAAACGGAGTTTCATTTAGAAATGTTATTTAATCAGTCAGAACATTTTGGATGGAAGCATGGATTACTAGAGGGAGAAATTGGAAACATGGAAGATGTAGTTGGCGAGTTAGTTTCTAAATACCTTAGAAAACCATTTTTTAAAAGCAATCCATATTCGGCAAGTGAAGCAGAAGTTTACAAAGCTATAAATTGGCTAGATGAACATTTTTATTTAGTAGATGCAGACGAAACAGATCATACTATCGAAAGTTTTTTTGACTATTGGAAGAGTTTAGAAAAGGAATTAAATATAAAATTGCAAACTACTTCGGCGGATCCTTTTAATGATTTTGAAGAGGACTTAACTAAATATGGAGGTCGTGAAGATAAGTACCTAGCGTGGGCGTTAAAGAAATATAGACAAGAAGCTAAGGTTAATAATTGGCACAACAACATAGTTACACACGCAAAGGATTTACCTCCCATTGTTTTAAAAGATATTACAGGGCAGGATGTTTATTGCACGGCAGTACCAACTTTAAACAGTTTTGCAGGTGGTGCTGTATGGGGACGTAGGGCGTTTAATGTAGTTGGAGTTTGGCGACCAGAACATAATCGAATTAATGGTAAAATAGATTTAACTATAAATCCAGCGACAGGATTTCCATTTAAGGAAAACGAAGTAATAATTAAAATACTAAAAGCTAAGCCAAAGGGAACTGCAAAAAAGGGAGCAACTTCTTTATATTTTGATTGGCACAAGAATAGGTATTACGAAGAAATAGAGGGCGTTAAACTTTACGCATTCGAGCACGAAAACACATTAATAAGCACATACACCGCAATACAACCGAGTGTTAATTTTAACGAACCAAACGAAAAAACACCTTTTTAAAATGGATTATAAAGAACTAAAAATAGAGAACGATCGGTTAAAAGCCGAAATAGAAACATATCATTTGTTTTATGAAGATTTTAGTAAATACGATTACGCTATAAATAAAGCTTCAGCTGTTTTAATGCAAATGCTTTCTACAGTTATTGGCCTTAAAAATAAAGGCAATATTAGCAAAAACGTTACCGAGCAAGAGGAAAAAATACACACTTTGTTAGGTATATTTGAAATGATGTTAGGATTAAATAATCGATGTCAATCGCAAAAATTATTAATAAAGCATCAAGCACAGGATAATTTCTATTTAGAGCATAAAATTAAAATATTAACAGATGAATTAACCGCCATTAAAAAGGCTCATAACGAAAAGTAAAGATGATTGAATTAACAGGAAATTGCAAACTAGTTTTTATAAATTGGTATAAAGAATTTGAACCTAAATCAGATTGGAAATATCCAGCGTTTGATTATTTCGACAGGCACGATGTAAATTATAAAATAATGGTGTTAACCGAGTTTTTCGACAGCAATGATATTCACGTTAAAATTGAGCCACATATCGGCGGTGGCGCATTGGTGTTTTATCCTAGCGTAAAGTTTAGAAACACAAAATGTATTGATTGTGAAAACGAATGCAATGATTATTTTTCTAGTAGAGAGGACGCTTCAATCAAAGCATTATCCATGTGCGACTTTATTTTTAATGAAGAAAGGACTTACGAAAAACCAATAGAAACTAGCAAAGGTGATTTAGATGATTTGCCTTTTTAAAATGAAAGTCCTAAGAATGACATGGAAAACCTACCGAATGATTAAACGCCTTAAATGGTTGATTGATAAAAATTGAAATTATGAGCGAAATAGAATTTTTGCCTAAGCGCAATCAAGTACACGTTAAAATTAAACCTTTAACAGTTAACCAATGTTGGCAAGGAAAGCGGTTTAAAACGCCCGAGTATAAAGCATACGAGAAACACTTAATGTTGCTACTCCCAAAGATAGTTATACCGCCAGGTAAGCTAAAATTGATTGCCGAGTTTGGAGCATCTTATTTAGGATCTGATATAGATAATTTTCTAAAACCCTGCATAGATATAATGCAAAAGAAGTTTTGGTTCAATGATAGCAATATTTGGGAATTAGAAGTTAAGAAATTCAAAGTCGAAAAGGGAGAGGAGTACATAAAATTCGAGTTCATTTCGATTAACAATAAGTAACAACAATACTACATTTAGACATTGATTTAACTCGTAAATTGCACTAACAAAAACAATTGATATGGAGACAGCATTAGAATTACTCAAAAAAGAAATAGGCAAAGCATTCAGCGATTATGTTAACTCGGAAGGATGTACTTGCTGCCAAGATGTGCCAAGTCATAAAAAAGCTGAACGTGAACTAGCTGAATTATTAGACTGTCCGATGTATTCGGATGGAAGTGGATATGATTGGTCTAAACTATAACCCTTACCTAAGATGGAAAACTATAC